CGAAAGGTTTGGTTACCATACGATAGACAAGCGACCCCCGCCGGTTCTTGTGAAGATGTAGGAGAAACCTACGATCTGTGTTGTGAATGTTATCTCAAGGCTTTAAAAAGTGCAATCAAAAAGGAAATCAAAGCTAGAAAGCTAAATGAATTTTCCTTCAATGCAAACTTGATAGATGTTATTGAAGAGAAAAAGAAAGAATTGTCTCAGAAGATATGTAAATAATCTATCAATTCCTAAACCCTATAGGGGTCGAACTATGACTAGAAATACAGAGAGACAACTGCTAACAGATTTGCTAATCTCTATTGTTTCTACGCTTATTATAATTTTAAGCGGACTTATCTTTGCAATATGGATGTCAAATAAACTAGCTCATAAGGAAAATAGGATTTCAAAAGTCGAGGGAAATGTAGAAATCAATAGAAAATCTGGTAGGGAAGAAATAAATGAAATGTTAGTTGATACAGTAGCAGATTGGATCTATTCAAACTCTTATAGAACAGACAGATATATGTCCAAGTGGGTAGCTGGATGTATTGTTAGAAATGCAAAGTACGACATCTCACTTACCTTAGCTATCTTTACTAGAGAAAGCAATTTCAATATTACTGCGATTTCTAAAGCTGACGCCTATGGGATTGCTCAGATTCATAAGGTACACTTTAAAGAATTGAAAGAGAAGGGAATAATAGATTCTCCTAGAGACTTATTTAACCCTTGCATAGCTACGAAAGCTTTTAACTATATCTTTGAGCAGAAACTGCAAAAAGCTAAAGGTGATACCGAGCTGGCGATTTTATACTACCTTGGAGTCGACAGAAAAAGCAAAGTAGGCAAGGAATATCTCAAAGACGTTTTGGAATACCGGCGTCAGTTTGAATCTAAATTGGCTAAGCGGGTTTTTGTTTTAAATAAGAAATCGGAGCAATAAGTGAAAAACTTTATAATTTAGATATAATCAAAGCCATTGAAAAGAAGAAGAAAGCTTCGTCTGATAACCGAAAGCGTCAGGACACCTCAGAAAATGTATAAACAGTCCACCAACTTCCAAAGTAGTACAAAAGGAAAAATCTAGGAGGCAAAATGGATTGGCAAGAACTGCAAGAAAGACTAATTAAGTCAAAATATTATTATTTTCATACAGATAATGGTGTGTTGCTTTGTGGGGATTGCTCTAATGTAATGAAGATATTTCCCAGCGAATGTATAGATTTAGTTCTGACCGATCCTCCTTACCCGAAAAAGTATTCGTATACTTATGATTATCTTGCAAATTATTGTCCAAAACTGATGAAAAACGGGGCTTCTTTGTTGACATTAGTTGGGCATTACGCTTTGCCAGATGTCATGAACAAATTCACGAACAAACTAAAATACAGATGGATTTTCTGCATGAACCAAGAAGATGGTAATCATGCAAGAATGGCAATGGGAATAGAAGTTATGTGGAAACCTGTTCTATGGTATGTAAAAAAAGCATATCCGAACAAAGGAGGCTTCATAAAAGATATGCTAAAGATAGAAAAACTTGACGGCGTTAAAAAGAAATATCACAAATGGCAACAAAGCGAACGTTGGGCAGAATTCTTTGTTTCAAAATTAACAAAGAAAAATGATTTAGTTTTAGATCCTTTTCTTGGTTCAGGTACAACAGCTGTGGTTTGCGAAAAACTGAACAGAAAATGGATAGGAATAGAAATAAACAGGGACTATTGTGAGATAGCAAAGAAAAGAATTTTGGGGGTGGTCAATGAGTTGGAAAGATAAGTTTTCAAAAGAAAATATTTACTTTCAAACAGACAAAGGAATTTTATATAATGGAGATGTTTTAGAGCAATTAAAACAATTGCCTAGTGAGAGTATTGATTGTATTATAACTTCACCACCCTACTGGGGTTTGAGGGATTATGGAGTAGAAGGTCAGATCGGTCTTGAGCCTACTTTGGAAGAATATCTCGAAAAACTGCTTGCTGTTGCCACTGAACTTAAAAGAGTTTTGAAAAAGACAGGAGTTATTTTTTGGAATCATGGTGATTGTTACGGAGGAAATAGACGTGGAAAAAGAGACTGTAGGAATAATAACAAGAGAAGTTTGTCTAATCCAAATCTTTGTTGTGAAAAGTCTAATCTGCAATCTAAATTAGCTCCTAAATGTATGGTTCTCCAAAATTACCGTTTCGTCACCCGCTGTGTTGATGAATTAGGTTTGATATTAAGAGATATAATTATCTGGGCTAAAAAAGTATGGATAGCAAAAGAAAATATAACTATAGGTAATGCTATGCCTTCGTCAGTTCGTGATCGCTGTGTATTTACTTATGAGCCTATTTTTATGCTGGTGAAAAACAAAAAATATTTTTTCGACCAGGATGCGTTAAGAGTTCCTTATACCCGACCATTAAACAGATGGGGTGGTGATAAACTAAAAGCTAAGAACAAAAGCGAATGGGACGAAGGAACGGGACAACAGACTTATAGAGATAGAGAGATGAGACCGAATGCTATGGGCGCTAACCGCCCTAATGTGTGGCAGATAAATACTGAACCTATGAAATTTGCTCATTTTGCTTGTTTTCCAAGTGAATTAGTAAAATGGCTTATTTTAGCAGGATGCCCGCAGTGGGTTTGCTCTGCTTGCAAAAAAGCAAAAGTAAGGATAGTAAATAAAAATTATATTCCTACTAGGCCGGGTTTAAATACAGGAAAAGGTAAGAGTGGAACAGATTTAGACCCAAATAAATCTTTACACCAGCGAGATATTTCAAAATATCGTATGGAAATTGTATATCAAACAATTGGTTGGACAGACTGTGGTTGTAATGCTAGTTGGGAATCCGGAATAGTGTTAGACCCTTTTATAGGAAGTGGTACGACAGGCTATATTGCTGAAAAACTAGGTCGTCGGTGGATAGGGATAGAGCTTAATCCTAATTATTGTGAAATAGCAAAGAAAAGAATTTTGGAAAAGGAGGATTAAATGCATGTGCCTGTCAAAAGACAAAGATTGATAATTGAAGCTTTTGAATGCAAAACACCCACACTTAATTCGGTTGAATTTGCTTACAATTTGTTGGAAGAATTGAGCCAGGTTATTGACATGCGCATTGTTACCCCGCCCCAGGTGATTAGAATTCCAGTAGCAAATGCCGTAGAACAAATAGCCACAAACGCTGATTATGGAATAAGCGGTACTGTTTTATGGCTGGAAAGTGGAGCACAGCTACATACATGGCCAGAATATCGTTTTCTGACCCTGGATATTTTTTCTTGCAAGGCATTTGCTAGTAATCTTGTTCACGACTTCGTTACAGACAAGGTTAAGCCAGACCATGTGGTAGCGTATGACTCCGCAGGGATGTTGAAATCTGTTGCAAAAAGCCTTCAATATCAAGTTGGAGGTTCTCATTATAAAAATTTTGCAATTCAACCGGTTGAATTTATTAAAGCCAACGAATTAGGCTTTATCGAAGGTAATATCATAAAATACATCTGCCGTTACAGGAATACGAAACAAAAAAGGGATTTGGAAAAGATTAAACACTATGTAGATTTGCTTATGGATTTAGAGGAGAAAAACAATGCTTGAAAAAACTTTAGAAAGAATCAAAGAAAAACTTTCTGAAAAACAAGAAATAACCGAAGACAGTATTAGCGAAGCGGTGGATACCGCCACGGATGAAGTTCTGAACGAATTTCTTTCCGACTGCATCCCTGGATTTGACCTAAGTGATGAAAACCCCGAAGAATGGGATGAAGATTGGTTAAAGTTCGTTGAAGAACTAAAAAACTACAAAAAATCAAAGTGCAAACGTTTGCACTAGAAAATCCCGCCTTTGCAATACCCTCGCCAATTGGCGGGGGTATCCTGCCTTTAAAGTAAGCTACATTTATACAGAATTTACATAAAATTATCCCGCCACCGACAAATTCCCAATTTTTGTGTTATATTTATGGCGAAATTTCTGTAAAAATTCCAAAATATACCAGCCACTTATTTTTCGGCAGGTAGGAATTTCATGGCAGACTATATTTATGTATACGGGGAAACGTATATCCCGCTGGAAGTAGATTCTGACGGGGAATCTATTACGCCCGCAGACATAGAACAAATGGCTCATGATTTCTTGGCTAAAGGTTGGACTAAAAATGTAGATATAATGCACAATAACATCCCCTGCGGAGCTGAAATAGTAGAATCCTTTATAGCCAAAGAGGGTGATCCTGAGTTCACTCCAGGTGCTTGGGTTGTAAAAGTTAGAATCCCCCGAAATAGTGAAATAGCCAAAGCCATTATAAAAGGTGAGTTGAACGGTTTTTCCTTACAAATGCGGGCATTCAAAGTCCCAGTAAAAGTAGCAGTTTCCATAGCTAAAATAGTAGTAGGAACAACTGAAGTAAATACAGACGAAGAAACCCCAGCGCATAGTCATGACTATTATATTGAACTAGACGACAATGGAAACGTTTTATTTGGAATCACAGACGAAGTTTTAGGACATAAACATACAATTTCGGGAACAGTAGTTACAGATGTTTCCGAAAACCACAATCATAGATTTTTCGTGGAGATATAGATATGGTAAAGCTTAATAAAACTGGGTACAGTCACGCAAGAAGCCTTATAGAACAAGGCAAAGTAAACAAAATGTCTTCATGGTCTTTTAGTGCAGATGATGGAAACAAAATACTAGGAAAAGACAAAGACTGGAGCGAATACAAGAAGTGGTTTTTGGGTATCGACCCCGACGCTCCAGATGATACAAAAGAACATTACAAATTTCCCTACGGAAAGAATGGTAAAGTTTACAGATCTGGTGTTATAGCAGCGAAGCAAAGAGCTGCTCAGTATGGTTACACTGATATTGAAAACGCTGCGGATAAATTGTTGCAAATGATTGACAAAGACGAAACAAAGAAAGAAGCAGTTGAAATAGAACAAAAGGAAAAAGAAGTCGTATTTTTAGTCGAGCCTGAAGCACAGTTTGTTTCGCTGGTAACTAGAGGAGCTAATAGAGTTCCTTTCAAAGTTATTAAATCCGATAACAAGGAGAAACCTATGCGTGTAGTACAGTCTATTATAGCCCCCGCAGATCTTTCCAGAGAAGATCTGTTGAAGATCTTCGGGGAAGATCTCAAAGAAGTCGTAAAATTTGATAAAGCAACTGGAACAAAATTCAAAAATTACGAACAGATTCCAAGAGACGCTTTCGATGAAAGTTCATTCGAGCTGGTAAAACTGACAGACGACATCATGGCTGTATGCGGTTCTCTTAAAGATGACAGCGGGTTTATTTCCAAAATCTTTAAGAAAACTAGGCAGGAAAAAGGAATCGAAGTTCCCGAAGAAGTTGAAAAGCTGGACGACAAAGAGACGGCGCTGAAGATTTCCGAAATAGCGTACACGGAACTTTGCAGTCTATATGCTGCTGTGGAAGGTGTTCTCACTACCCCAGGTATAGATTCCAACGACAGAATAGAAATGCTCAAGAAAACTTTTGATGGATTTTCAAGCTATATAGAAAGTCTGCTTTCCGCATCACCTGTTTCTAAGCTGGACTTTGAAGAAGTGAAGCGTCTTCGAGAGAAAACTGAAAGCGCTACCGAAAAGGATCAAGAAACCCCCGACGGAAAAGAGCCTGTTGCAGATTCTACCAAAGAAGATTCCACTAAAGAACAGACTAAAGACGATTATGTTAAAGAAGAAACCGAAAAAGAATATGAAACCTTGAAGTCGAATTTGGAAAATATTGCCGAAAAGGTTTCGGAGCTCGCGGAATCATTCAAGAACGAAATCAAAAAGCTAGAAGAAAAAGTTGAAAATCTGGAGGCATCTATTCCGGTAACAGTAAGCGTAAACACAGATTCCGATCCGTCTGTTTCTAATAAGTCGGAATCTGTGGTGTTTAAAGGTGTTCTCTTTGGAAGAGAGTAATACAAAGCCAACCAATGTCAAAAACGCAATAAAATTTAGTAGATGAAAGGAGAGTACAGATGGGTATGTCCACGAAAGAAATACTCAAAAAGGCAGACATTGCCGTAGCAGATCTTCAGTCAGGCGGTGGGTATCTTAACCCCGAACAGGCGGACAGATTTATTGATATGGTTATTGATCAGCCCACTATTCTTAAAGAAGTTCGTACGGTTAAGATGAACGCTCCCCAGCGCAAGATTGAAAAAATCGGATTCGATAGTCGAATCCTCCATGTAGCACCTGCTTCTGGTACTGCTTTGGACGAAACAAAGCGATCCAAACCTACCACAGACAAGATTGAGCTGAACACAACGGAATACATTGCAGAAGTTAGAATTCCTTATGATGTGCTTGAAGACAACATCGAGCGGGAAAATCTTGAAGATACCATTATGAGAAATATGGCAAAGCGGGTATCGCTTGATCTTGAGGAAATCCTTATAAAGAGCGATACCGCTTCGGGTGACCCCGACCTTGCTGCAAAAGACGGTCTTCTGAAGCTGGCTACTTCTCACGTTGTTGATATGTCTGGTGATCCTATAAGCAAGGCCGTTTTCAAAGCTGGCGTTAAGTCTATGCCTAACAAATATCTCCGAGCAAGAGATCAATTCCGATTCTGGGTATCTCCTGATCAAGAAACCGAATATAGAGATCAGCTTTCTGATAGAGAATCTGCTCTGGGTGACGCTGTTCTCGAAGGATACAGACCCGTCTTTGCCTACGGTGTTCCCGTAGTTCCTGCGTCGCTTATGCCTGCAGATACTGTTCTGTTTACTCACCCGCAAAACATCGTGTTCGGTGTACAAAGGCAAATTTCCGTAGAAACGGACAAAGATATTTCTGCTAGGATGTATATCATAGTTTTGACCCTCAGGATAGACTTCAAATACGAAACAGAAGACGCTGTGGTTAAAATCATCAACGTTGGTTAATTCTGAAAAGCCCCTTTGTAAGGGGCTTTTCAAACTGTGATTACATCTAAAGACCTTCAAAAAGGAGACTGAAATGTATCAAGGACCTGGTGTAAATGTCGCCAATAAAAACCTTTGCACCAACGTAGCCCTAGTGAGCGGGACTACGGCGGATACTGATATAACGGTAAACGGTATTAAACATAACAAAGATGCTCTTTTAGCTGTAATAGGATTTGATCCTGACAACGCCACAGCAGATGATCAAGTAAAGGATTTTACAGCATCTGCTAATGTTACTGCTGATAATACGATACAAGTTTCCGCAGACACTTCTGATTACAAACTGCTAGTTTTTTGGCAGAAGGTTTGATAAAGGAATAAAATGATATGCTTCTTGTAACTGATATAGCATCTTCAGAAGCTAATAGCTATGTAACTATAACTGAAGCTGATGACTATTTGAGCACCCGCCCAGGTATTGATACCACCGAGTGGTATAATTTAGATGACGATAACAAAGCATTTCGCCTTGCTATGGCTACAAAGCTGATGAATTCACTGATGTATCGAGGAATCAAAGCAACAAGAGATCAAGCACTGTCATTCCCCCGGCTGTTTCAAGCGTCAGATCTGTGGCCAAAAGATTCCTTGGGCAAACCGATTTCGATGTGTTTTTATGGTTATGAAACCTGGGATGATTTGCTTCAAGTAGCTAATCACTTAGGTGTTAATCCCCCAGCTATTCCAACTGATATAAAACATGCTCAAATAGAAATAGCATTTAATGTAGTTCATAACAAAATCTTGAAAAAAGAAGACGATTCCCCGTTTTTCGTAAATTGGTTGCAGATGGGAGCAGTAGCCTTTACAGTAAAGAATGTAGCAGATATTCGCAAACCTGCTTATACCATTTTCAATAACGAGGCGTTGAACGCATCATCTCCAATATACTTTCTGCTAAAACCGTATCTCTGCGTAGTAAAAGGTGGCATAGTATGAGTTCGTTTGATATTGCTCTTGAAGCTCTAGCTAGAACGTTTGATAACATAGTCAAATCTTCCCCAATGGCAATAGATATAACATATCGGAAATGGACAGGTAAAGGAGACTATGACCCAAATATAGGCTACGCTCCAGATACTTATGAAGATATAACCACAAAAGCTGTTCTTTCGGGAAAGATATATAATGAATATGAAAAAGTCAAATCTTTTGAAAAATCAGCACGACTTTCAAACTATGGAATCCGAATAATAGTCAAACAATCCGATTTGCCAGGGGTTGATGACCTGTCTGCTAGAGGCAAAGATAAAATCCTAATAGGAAACGAACTCTATTCGGTTTCGGAAATAACCAAAATACAGGATATTTTATATATCATTGAGGCAGAACGATGATAACTTTGAGACTGAATGTTTCCAAAGAACTAGCCGAAGCAGCAAAAGCGCTGAATTACAAAACATTCCTCAAGGCTGTTCATGATGCTGCCTCAGAAACAAGCAAGCAGTTTTCCAAAGTTTTAAAAGAAGCTACTCCTGTGGATACTGGGCATGCTAGAAATTCTTGGTATTCTCGAATGGCTTCTCAGGAAAATTCGACATTGATTCTATTCACGCTGGACGTGCCTTACGGATTCCCGCTCGAAAAAGGGTCTGTTGTTGGAAGAAAACCATGGCCTTCTGTGGGACCTCGAACAGTTTTACATGAAGGTAGAATTTATTCATCGCAAGCCCCTGGCGGGATAACAGAAAAAGCTTTTAAAATTATGAGTAAAGAAGAATTGAAAAGGAAATTCTTAGAGAGCTTTCGATGGTACGGCGGGAAGAAATAATTAGAGAATTGGAAAGCAGATTGTGGGAAATAACCGAAAGTAATGGATTCGCTTACACTGTGGCTTCGGTCGCCAGAAATCCAATAGATGTTTCCACGGAATTTCCCTGCTGCAACATCTATGAAATGGATGACCGAGTATTAAGCGATGACGGTAAGAAAACAGTATTCCCTGTGTATAAACGGGAATTGGAAATTATTTTGGAATTGATAATAGAACCGGCGATGGAAGCCTCCGCTTCTGTGGAGTTGATGAATTTTTACGAAAATGTAAGAAAGGCTATATTCAAAGACGGAGACGCTTCCCTCAACGGGAAGTGTAGATTTTACGAAAAAGCTGTATCAAGACCCATAGCAATTCCGTCAAATAAGACATTTGCTCTATGGGTGCTCTATGGAGCAGAGTATGTAGATAAAATTGCTTAGAATTTCTTTGCAAATACGCCAAAAATTTGAAAAGAAGGAGGATATTTATCAATGGCTGTAAAACAAATAAGCTACATCGGAAGAGGAACAGTGTATCTTGAACCCCGTGGAGAAGCTAACGCCAAACTCACTCCGATAGGGAATATCTCGGAATTTAGTATATCGATTGAAGAAGATGTGAAAACAATGATAGACTACATGAACCCCGGCGGTGGTGAGCTTGATCGAGTAACCCGAATCACTGGTGTTTCTGCTTCCATGACATGTTACAATTTAAGCCCGGAAAACATTGCAGTAGCTGTATTTGGTTCTATTGATGCTCTTGAAGGCGGTGCTGTAACTGATGAAGAACATACTGCGTATAAAGGTAGCCTAATAGTTTTAGACAAACTCTTTGATAAATCTCAAAGTATTACAGTAACAGACGAAACTAGCACGACTACTTACGAACCAAATGTTGATTATGAAGTTACCAATGCT